AGAATGTTGTGTTTATATTTTAAATCTGATGCTTCTAGTTGAGCATCCAAAAGTCCATTGGTTAGTTTGCTAATATAAAACGAAATCTGCCAAAATGATTCTATAACTTGATTAAGTTTTTGATTTGCTTTTTTACCTCTACTCCATTCATCAAGTATTTTCATAACTACATCAATGTGAGTATCACATATTAATCTGTCTTTTTTGTCCATGCCTTAAATATAATAATTAAGAACGAATTATATCAAGGTCTAATTTTTTTGCAACATAATTAATATGTTTTGATGTTGTAACTGACCACCATCCTAAAACTAGAAGTTTGTCATTTATGATTGTAGCAACATTTGTGTTATAGCTATATACATCATTTCCTATGATGCGAAGGTTCTGTTTGTATCTGTCTAAATTTCTCATAAGTTAAAAAGGTATTTAATCAGGGCTGACCCTGCAAGTGGTAATAAAAATACTGTGGTCATTATAAGGGCTGCCACAAAATAAGCCACATAATGTTCAAAGGTTAATTTCTTTTTCATTGTTGTTATTATCTAATCCAAATTAATTTTCCTTCATCTGAAACAGATTGTCTCAATGATAATCCTGATTCTAAACGGTCACCCCATCCTCTTTTTATCATATCTTCTTTACTACATTGTTTTAATGGGAAAAGTAAATCTTTTAATTCACTAATTGTACCTGTCCATCCATTGTCGCATAAAACAATTTCATCTTCTGATAAACTCCAAAGTAATTCAAGTTCCGTTTGTGTTTGAAATTTAAGTTTTCCTAAATCCCAACCACCAAAGAAAGTTACTCCTAAACTTTCGCCTGTTTCTGTTTCAAATCGTGTCATAATAATTGTTTTTGGTTAGTTATTGTTTTTTGTTATATCAAATATACAACATAATTACTTATCTACAAAATATTTTATAACTTTATTTAATGGTGTATTTACCAAAGTTAGGTCTTGATAAAATAGAATAAGTAGCATACCTACAAGGGTCAATTATGTGATTGTTTTTATCTTCAGGAACATTAATTAATTTACCTGACCTATCTTCTTGCCATTTGTAATTTCTAAATTCTGCAATAGCATTTTCTGAAGAAGATAATATGTGAATTTTATACCTTTTTAATAAATCAATTCCTGCATTAATAGAATCCTTGCCTTTTAAACTTGGAAATATCATGTGTCCCATTCTTTTTAATTCATCTATTAATCTTGGTTCTGCTGAATCTGCATATATTGGTTTTCTTTCTAAATCTTCTGCTATCAAAAATTTATGTATGTCTAAAGTTGTCATTTGTGTTCTATATAAATGTTCTTTAACATATAAATTATGTTCATCTGTGTAAATAGAAATTAAAGTTGTAGGGTCATTTGAGTAGCCAAAATCCATTCCATAAGCTACAATGGTTGCTTGTGGTGGTATTAAAGAACATTCTATGTATGTAAATATTGTTCTACGACTAGCTGACCTTTCTCCTAGTCCATATATTTGCCAATATTGTTCATCAGTATATTTTAATCTTTCTATTTCTGATTTTATTGAATCTTCTAAAAATGGATTGTCTAAATATGTTGTTTTGTAAAAATCACAATCTGTTCTTGTAATTACTTTATCATAAATCCAATGATGTTCATCTGATGGATTAAAATCGATTATAATTCTTTCTTGTGTTCTAAATATTAATTGTTGCCAATCTTCCCAATACAATTCATTAGCTTCATTAATAAAAAGCAAATTTCTTTTTCTTCCTCTTATTTTTTGTGATTGGTCAAGGGATGTAAATTCAATAAGATTACCAAATAAATTATATTCTGAATTGGATTTGTTATGATATTCTTCCCTGTATATATTATGTTCTCTTAAAATTGTAAGAAAATCTCTTAAAACTGTTGAGCGTAAACTAGGAAATGTTTTTCTGCAAATTGTTATAATCTTACCTTGATGACTTGTACAATACTTAAATATTATGTACAATAATATATTGTAAGTTTTACCTGAACGAGTACCTCCTTGTTCAACGATAATTTTCTTATCACTATTGACTAAATGTTTGTAGACTATATTAGTCTGTATCTTCGGTTTTGTCAATTATTTCAATTTGGAAATTAGTAGGCATGCCATCTGCTCCTGTTATTTCTTGCCTTTCTATATAACCTCTTTTTTTGCCTTTGGTCTTTAAATAAAATATTGTTGCAGCAGTTGAGCCATCACCTATTTGTTTATGTAATTGACTTTCTGCATAATCCAAAGCAATGTTTTGAATATCATTTACTTTTTGAGCAAATTCTTCATCATCTTTTAACCATTGATAAAATATAGTTCTACCAACTCCAGCCATTTTACATGCAGTTGTAACGACTCCTAATGATTTTTCCAAAGATTCAATTATTGCTTTTTTATGTTGTTCAGTTTTGTTCATTATTTCATTTCAAATGATGCAGTTATTCTATGTCTTGAAGTTTGATTTTTGTCTTTATTGCTTTTACTATGAATTAATCCTGTCTTACCACCAAGAAGCCTTCCATAATGACTACATAACCATTTATACGAAGATTTTAAAGCATACATTAAACTTGGTGCTGAAGTTACAATGGTATATCTAAATTTTTGTTTTTTGTAAATTTTACCTATTTCTTCTAAAAATTTTATTCCAAAACCAGCTCCTTGATAATCAGGCAAAATAACCAAACGATGTACTTTTTTTATATTTTTAGCAGTTGGATGTGGCAAATGTAATACACTTAAAAAACCAGCTATTTCATTATTTATTAACGCCAAATAAACATATGCTGCATTATTATGAGTATGACTTAAATAGTGGTGTTTAGCAAACATTTTCCAAATTGATTTATCTCTTGTTTGGTATATTTCAAATTTAATTTTTGGTCTATTTTTTTTTTGCCCTTCAAAACTTTGAAAGGTCATTGTATCTGTATTAAAAACCCAATCGGGCAATATCCAATCTATTACATCAAAATGACAAGTAACTGCTATAAATTTTTTATTTGTTTTTCTTATTGCTTTTTGCATTGCAAAAGAACCAATTTGAGCTACATTTCTATCTACAACAGAAGTAAATTCATCAAAAACAAACATTTCATTTTCTTCAAGAATGGCTCTTGCCAAATCAACTCGCATTTTTTGACCATTAGATAATACACTATATGATTTTAACCAACTTGGTGGACTTGAAAAACCAACTGAATTAAATGCTTTAGTTATTTGTTCAACAGAACTTTTTTTTGGCATGTCATCAATAACGGATTCACAATCATATTTATAATTTGTAATGTATGAGTTAGGAAATAATTGTTTTGCTATTGTTGTTTTTCCTGTTCCTGATTTTCCTACAATTAAACCTATTTGCCAATCATTTTCAATATCTATATTCCCTTTGAATTGTTCTTTTACTTCATTTGATTGCAAATCAAATTTTCCAATAATAGAAGAAACTCTAAATGTTTTTTTGGGATTGCTTTTTTTTATAATGTCAAAATTCGGCATATATATCCTTTTTCAATTAAATCATTATACATTTTTTCTTGTTCTTCTTCATTTTCCAGTTCAACTTCAACTACAAAAGATGAATTTATTTTTTCAGACAAATCTTTAGCATCATCATCCATATCAAATTTAGGAACATCCATTCCCCAATCTTTTAATTCTTTTGTATCCCATCCATTGGCAAGCATATCCCAATCCCATTCACCAAAACCTACATTGTCTTTTATTATGAATTGTTCTATTTGTTTATCAGTTAAATTTTCAGCTTTTATAATCCATACATCTTTAAAACCTAATTCTAAACAAGCTTTATAACGCATGTTTCCACCAAGTATTCCATATTCATTGTTTACAACGATTGGTCTAAGTTTTAACATTTCAGGAAATTCCTTAATGCTTTTGACTAATTTTTTGAATTTATGTTCTTTTATTAATCTTGGATTAACAGGATTGCTAAATACTTTTTCAATACTAATTTTCTCAATCATAACTATATAACGTAATTATTTAAACAATTTCTTTCTCATTGTATTTCCATTCAAAACTTTTAACAACATTTCTGACAAAGCCTAATGCTTCTTCTTCTCTGTGTTTAGGTATTCTACTTACCAGTTTAACCAATGGAAGGTCCAGTTTCTTTTGTAGCTTTTCGCATTTATCTTCTAAATATTTCATTTTGTTTATTTCATCAAGACTTACATCATCTTTAAACACAAAGTATTTTTCTGTTTCTGCAAGAGAACTATTGTATCGTTTGTTTGTAGAATATGAATTGACTGCATTTATTACAGTTGCATGAGTGATGTGTTTACCATTATCTTGAAAAAAATCAGCTATACTTTTCCATCTCATTTTGAGCTTTACCCTCATCAAATAACATAATAAAGACCTTACTTCTATTACGCTTCTTCTTCTTGTGTTTTCAAATACATTTATTCCTGTGATTTCTTTAAGCTTATTGGCTAACTGTATTGGCTTTAAATTTACATTCATTGTGTTCTTAGTTTAAGTAAGTGATAACATTCTGCATATTTCTGTCTTGCTTTGCCTTTGTATTCTTTTTGAAATAGTTCGTATAATTTTCTTGTGTATTGATATTTTGTTTCACATCCTTTAAAATATTTTTTTGCAAAAGCGACTCCCTTGCCCTTCATGTATTGAACATTATCAGCCACATCACCAACAATCATTTGCTCATAAAAATTGTATATAGCTTGTTTTTTTGTTATATCTAAAACTTCTCTATGTTTAAAATGATAATTGTATATCAATGCAGGAAATTGTTTATAATCTTTATCAATGGAAACAATCATTACATTATCTCTACCTACTTGTTTAGAAATTTCATACCAATATTTAGCAACAATGTCATCTGTTTCTATTCCAAAAGCTTGTATACCATTATAATTATCCAACACATATTGGTGCATGTCATTTAATAAAGGAGGTATTTTTATTTTTTTTCTATTGGCTTTGTATTTAGGTGTAATTATTTTTCTAAAATTACCTTTGCTATTATTAAATACTAATACTTTTTGTATGTCATATAATTCTTCCAAATCATTTACTATTTTCATAAACTGCTGGTCAAATTTATTTTGACATTCTTCTATGTAAGTATAAAATTCTTGGTCAATTATTGTTTCCTTATTTTTTAAACAACTAGCAAATATTAATGAATCTGCATCTACAAGTAAAATCATTTTTTTCTCTCTGTATAATCTACAATCCAAACGAATACAATCAGAGACATTCCGACTCCAAATAAAACTCCTTCAAAATAATCCATTATAATTCGTTTAATGATTCTTTGATTCTATCTAAGGTTTCTTTTTGATTCTTTTTTTGTTCTTTACATACCTGAGAAATAAGAAAAGGTAAATCATTATAAATAGTATTTACATCAATTACTAAACTTCTATCGTTTCCATAACCAATATAAAGCTCACCATTTGCACAATGCAAAGTGTGAATATCATAAACGTATGTATGTTGTAAAGCTTGGTCTAACTTTTCTTCTAATTCTTCAATTCTTTGTTTCTGTGTCATGTTATTAGTCTTTAAAATATCCTACTACTACCCAATGGTCAGGCTTTTGCAAAATGCTTGTTAATTTAAAACTTGTATTAAATAAAAAACTATTTAATTGTTCCTCTGATGAAATGTAAAATTCTCTTATCTGTTTGTCCATATAGCTAATATACAAAAAATTTTACAACTTCAATTTAAATCATTCACATTTATTATTGTTGCATCATTTTCTTGAAGCAAATACACATCTTTATTCATTCTTTTTTTTGCCCATCGCGTAGCATCAGGACAATACATACTTGTAGTTTTAGGCAACTCAATATCATTTAGCCAGTACATAAAATTACCTTTAGGGTCATTGACAAAATAAAACTTTAGAATGTCCTTGTCTAAGCTCATCATAGATTCATACTTATCTACTTCAAGCATTTTATCTTCATAGTAGGTGTTTCTGAACTTCATTTCTATGACACATTTTTTTCCTTTCGGTGTTGTGCCTTTGGCATCATAAGGTAAATTCTT